TCTCAACCTCGGCCTTTCTTGCCCGCTCGGCGTTGTGAATAGCCGACTCCCAAGCGGAATCCAGTTCAGTTTTCATGCTTCCCCCGTTTCGTACAGCCGCACCGGCTCGCCGGCACGGCGCTCAGTCCGGCCAGGAGCTCGTGCTCAGGGAGCCAGCAGTAGCCGTCCAGGGGGTCGAGCAGCTCGCCGGCCATCTCGCATCGCCAGCCGTCGTCCCTGGCTATATACAGCCATTCGGCTATAAACCAGTCGCCGCGTTCCTTGTCCTGCAGCGCGATCAGCGCGACCGTTCCAAGCGCGGCCGGCACAGTGCATGGGCGCCAGCGCACGGGAGTGATCGGGCCGATGACCGGAGGCTTCGCGGCCTGTCCGTCGATCACGGGCATAACAGGCTCCTTTCAGGGCGTGGCGTCGGCGGGGTGATCCTCGCCGAGGATGCGGTGGATGGTGTCAAGGTGCGCACGGGCGACGTTCTCCGGGCACGGCGGCGGCCGGCGTTCGGGCTCCTGGTAGCGCCGACGGATGCGCTCGGCATTCACGCGTGCTCGCGCTTCCAGCGTTGCCAGATCGGCGGGGGCGAACATCTCTTCCTGCTGTGGCATGGTCGTCTCCTCGGCAGTCGGTCGGATCGGTCTGCAGGGTCCACGGGCCGGGCTCGGCGATGGCGCACCAGATCTCGTCACTGGCGAGCCCGAGCCAGAGTAGGTGCTTGATGTCGGCGTCGGTCATGCCGCATCTCCTTCCCGGTGGTCGATATCAAGCGACTCATTTTCTTCGGTGTCCCGCCGCCCGAGCGCGGCAAGCTCGACATTCTTCAGCGCCTGGCGGTAATAGCTCGGCTTTAGCTCTACGCCGATGCCGCGCCGACCGAGAAGGACCGGGCTGTATACCTCTGATCCGACGCCCATAAATGGAGTAAAAACCGTCTCGCCCTTGTTGCTGAACAGCTCAACGCACCGGTCGATAACGTCCAGCTGCAGCGGGTGTACGTGCTTTTCGTCCTCGCTATCCCTCGCCTCGCGATAGGGCAGAACGCGATTCATTCGGATGTCATCCCACATGCAGTCGGCGTATTGCCGCCATATCCAGTGAGACCATCTGTTCTCTGTCTGCTTCCCAGTCCATCCGCGAAACGGAAGGAGATCGGCCGGCGGAAGCCTCTCGCCCGCGTAATCCAGCATCCCAACAGGGTGAGCGACTGGCACGGGGTTCTTGCCTTTTTTGCGGAAAGTCAGCAGGAAGTCGGCCGCCGCCACACCGCAATCAATCGAGTCCTCGACTAGCGATTGGTGCGCGAGGTTTTTCTGCATCGTGCGCAGCCTCACCGCAAGCGGCTCCTTCCATATTGCTCGGCGCCCGGTGTAGAGCCATCCTTCCGCCTCGTGAAGTCGGATTATGTCGCCAGGGAAATCTATGTAGCTGTCTGTCCCGCTATTGCTGCGCGGAACATCCATGCAATGAACGGCTGTGATTCTCCCCGGCATCGTCAAGCGGAAAAGCTCGCGCACTACGAATGTGTAATGGTCGAAAAAAGACCCGTAGTCGTCGCAGTTTGAGAGGTCTCGCTCGTTGCTGCTGTAGTGGTACAGCCCGCCGAAAGGCGGTGAGTAGATCGACAGATGAACGCGGTCTGCCGGAAAATCGGCCATAACTTCGATGCAGTCGCCGTTATAAACGGCATACTTTTCGGTGATTCTCTGGTCTATTACAGCCACGACGGCGCCTCCATTTTAGTGTGCATGTTGTTTGCCCGATCTATCGCTATTGCCTGATTCATCTCAGCCACGAGCCGGGAAAACATCTCGTCTGCCTGGGCGGCCTTGCGCTGCAAATTCTTCATCACGCCACGCTCGCCCTCGGTGGTTACAATGTCTACGCGCACCTCGCGTTGCTGCCCAAACCGCCAGCATCGCCTGACCGACTGGTAATACTGCTCGAAGCTGTGTGAAGGGAAAAAAGTGACGTGGTTGCAGTGCTGGAAGTTGAGCCCCCACGCGCCTATCTTTGGTTTCGTGACCAGCACGCGGGCGCGCCCTTCGGCGAATGCGATCAGCCTGTCTTCCTTCCTATCGTCGCTGTCCGATCCGCTGACTTGCACGCAGTCGGGGATCATGTCTTCAAGCGTGTCGCCCTCCTCGTTGAGGTGGCACCAAACCAGAACCGGGTCCGTGGACCTGTTTGCCAGATCGGCAACCATCGCGCACCGCTCGCGCACCGTTCTCTTGCGCTCGTCGCGCTGCTCCGCCATTCCTACCGCGGGCATCGCGAACAGCATCCCATCGGCCAGCGTTTCGGCTTCGACCAGGTGCTCAACCTCATTCAGCGGCGGCAGAACAAATCGGTCATCGTCAAAGCCAAGGTCAGACGGCTTACGGACGGCGCGCGCCCACGAGCAAACCCAACGCCAGAACGGCAGCTCCGCGTGACCTTTCAGCCGCCACTTGATCACCTCGCCGCGCATCCGACCGGTAGCCGAGTTATTCAAGTCGTTCTTGAAGAAGCGATTCAGCATGTCCATGTGCCCCATGTACCCGAGGGCCTCGGACGATGTTCCTAGTTCGATGTAATCGTTAGGCGCTGCGGTAGCGGTTTGAAGGAGCCGGTACGGAACCTGGCGCATGAACGCGGTTATTTCGGACTTCCGGCGCCCGGCAAAGTTTTTCAGGATGCTGGACTCGTCACACACCACGCCGGAAAAGTCCCGCGGATTGAAATAGTGCAGCCGTTCGTAATTGGTGACGATGACCAAGGCGCCGCGGGCGATTCCGTCGATAGATCGGATCGCGTCAATCCCAAATTTTGCAGCCTCCCGCACGGTCTGTTGAGCTACCGCGAGTGGCGTTACGTATAGAACCGGCTTGCCCGCGTGAGTGGCGACATTCGCCGCCCACGTCAACCCGATCAGCGTCTTGCCTAGCCCGCAGTCGGCGAATATGGCCGCGCGACCTTTGCGAACCGCGTATTCGATCAGCGCGCGTTGGAAGTCAAATAGTTGATCCGGAAAAAAGGTGGGATCAAAGCCGGAATCCGATCCTATCTGCGCCTTCGCATTCAGAAAATCCAGATAGGCAGTCACGCATCACCTCCGACGACTCTCTGCCCGGTCCCGCTACACGCCGGGCAGGGCGTGAACCACAAGTCCCGGTTAATGGCGCAGTTGCCGGTGCCGTTGCAGCCGCCGCACGGGCGCTGCGTCGCGTGCGTGCCGTTGCTGATGCCGTAGACCGATGCCGCGCCCAGATGCTCGTATCGCTGGCGCAGCAGGTCTTGCAGCTCGGCGTGGGCGGTCTCGGCAGTTGTCAACGCCGGGTTGACGACTGACGTGTCGGCGGCCTCAACTGGTAAGGAATCCTTACCAGTTGCCAATGCGGCCTCGCCCGCCAGCGCGACGTAGTTCGCCAGGTCGATGTAGTCGTCGGCATCCGGCGCGCCGCGGCCTTCGCGCACCAGCTTCATCGACACCATGAACAGCAGGCCCTCGCGCTCGGTCAGGCGTATGCCGGTGATCGCCTCGAACACACGCACGATGCGTGGCATGGATCGCTCGCCGTCGGGCTGGTCGCGCTTCACGCCGCGCTGCACGAGCGTGTCGAGGCCGGCGCGGAGGATCTGGTCGGCCTTCATGCGGCGCACACGACATCAACGGACGTCCCGATTGTGTTGATCAACTCCTTTGTGTATGTCGGGTCTAATCCACATAATTCGCAGACGTTTAAAAAATGGCTTGATTCGACAAAAGCCCTCGCGGAACGACGATGAAGTTCTGTGCCACAACGCAGATCTTTAACGGCAAGCGTTAACACCTCGATCCAGAGCCTGCCCTCCGGTAAATGCGAACTTGTGGCAGATCGCCGCAAAACTGTGCAGACCTGATGTGCGGTTATGGTTGTGCGTTGAGTGGTGTCCATTTAGATCTCCCATTCGATTGATTTGCCGATCCACGCGCCGAGGGCGTCCTCGCGCGACAGGTACAGCCGCGACGTGCGGCTCATGTCGGGCTTCACGAGCCGATAGCCGGTCAACATCCCGTAGGCGTCCGTGACCGTGACCAGGTCAAGGTCGAACGAGCGGCCGGCAGCAGCTTCGGCCGCAAATTCCAGTGCGATGTTCGACGCCATCACAGCCACGCCCACAGGTCGATCAGGCCGGGGCCGATAACCAGCAAGCCCATCAGCACGCCGAAGTACAGGCGGTGGCGGTTCGTGACGGGCTCGTCGATCGGGCCTTCGGGCAGGCCGGCGTCGTGCTGGCTGCGGTGCGATACCGGCCAGTGGCGCGAGTTGTCCCATGCGGAGCGGGTGGGGTGGGTCATGGTGGTTCTCCCTCGGCGCCCGGGGTGGGCGGCTTGGGAGTAAAGCTACACACCCCGTGTAATTCTGTCAACACAGAATGTGTAATCAAGCAACGGAAAAAATTGCCTGTGTCAAGACGCAGGATCAGCGGTGGTTAACTACCGACGCCTGGCATTCAGATTCCGCAAGGCGAGTGATGGCGGTTTTGCCACGATCATCCGCATTCCGGAACAGGTCGAGTAGAGCGCGCTCGCGTTCGGATAGGTCGGCGTCCTCGGTCAGCGTAAGCAGGTATGCCGGGCTGACATTCAGCAATTTCGCGAGTAATTTGGCCTGCGGAGGCTTCATGCCCCGCGTGCCCTGCTCGTAGTTGCTGATCCTTGGCGCCTTAAGTTCCCCTCCGGTCATGCCGGCGAGCTGTTCTACGGTCAGTCCCTTGGCCTCTCTGGCAGCTTTCAGGCGTCGGCCTTGCTCTGCCATCCATTCCATACAGGAAGTGTCGGACAGAAGAATCCGACGTGCCTGCACAAA